CAGCATTCAACTCACTGGAAGCTAACATTGCATTCTTCCAATCATTTGCCAGTTCTGGTGTAAATTGTAAATTCACGTTTTGGCCCTCCGATACTATTTTTACCATAATGATTTCAACTCTTCAACATCGTTAGTATCTGCACTATTATTAAATAAACAAATCCTATGATCTGGTCTTAATTTTTTTTGTTCCATATCTGAGGGAAAAATGTTGCCTGTGTAATATGAATAAATATCTCCTTTTGGAAATACATTAAAGAAACTTTCATCTGTCCGACCACTATCTTCATAACACATATTATACCAAAAGTGATTGAGATAATTATCAATGGTAGGATATGTAAAAAATAAAACGTCTAAGTTCTTAGCAATGTGCTTGTATATCTCTGTGAGTTGACCCCTATTCCATCGAATGACAGATGAATTTATAGGAGTTGATTGCATCGCTGCATAATTCTTTCGACACTCATTCATGTTATTCCACCAACCTCTAACGATCCACGGTTTACCGTGTACAGCTGTAACTTTAGTCTCTGCTGTCCATGATTGTTTCATATCAAGATCAAAGAAATATTTTAAGTCTTGATGGATGATAACGTCAAGGTCAAGATAGAGAAAATTATCTCCCTGTATAGATTTGAAATCTCTTTCTGATTCATCCCAGCCACCTGTAGCCGTGTAATAATCAAGTTGGAACATGTAGAGTTTTCTGTATGCCCACATGTTTGAAGGAGCCTGTTGATTACGAAATCTACTATGCAAACCTTCGTACTCATCCCAAGCTGTAGGAAGCAAAATATCATAATCTTTTTCTTTTTTGTCAGTGAGACAGTAAAAGTTGAAAGGGACTGAACAGTTATCTTCACACTGTTGTTTCAATTTCTCTACATATTCTCGGCTGTACTTGTCGCCCCACTTAACGCATAATATTGTGTTATTCATAAATCTCTCCGTGTCTTTTATATATAATGTTACTCATAACTTCATGCCCATCTTGGTTTGGGTGACCGCTTTCAGGATTATCAACAATCTCATAAAAATGAAATCCACCGATATGTTTGAAAAACGGCCAGCCAATAATGTTTGGCCTATCTAAATCCATAAATGGTTTGTATTGTAACATCAACTTTGCTATTTCAATAGAAACAATTGGCATACAATTCATTATACTAGATAATTGTAAATAAGGTAAGTTTTTATCTCGACAAAAACTAGACAAGGACAACATATTTCTAATACCTTTTTCAATCATATATCTTGGGTATTTACGAGATTGGGTTACATTCCCAGCAGTTTTTAAATTTGCTTTCACATCCATCATATCGTAATCACCAAAGGGGCATTCTGGAACTGGAATATCAATAAACATTTCTGCCGCTTCAGTTGATATTGTCCTATCAAATCCAGACCATGCAGATACGACTAAACCTATATTTTTGCTTTCATATATCGTGTCAATGGTTATGTCATGAATATACTGATTACTTGCGCCGCCCCTGCCAAGATTAATAAAATCCATATCTAATTTTTCTGCAAGAAGTTCTGGCCAAAATTTTAGGTGTTGATCTTTATTCCATGTAAAACTACAACCAGATGCAATTAGTAATTTTCTCATCACTCATCCTTCTCGTATATGAAGTTATGGGGTGCAGGCGACTTTCTTCTCATGATCACAGTTGACCAGAAAAGTCTCAACCTAAGAATAATTCTTTTTATAACCATCTAACAATATCTCCATAATATATTCATGACCCATTTCGTTTGGATGGGTATCTTTTTTAGTTATTCTCATATTATTTCTTGATGGGTCTTTTTGATCCATCAGATAATCCCAACACCAACCGCCAATATGTTCTGATATAGGCCAACCAAGAAATGTTGTATCTTCAATCAAAGAGAGGTACGGACTATTTATAATCTCCTTACCAAACCTCTGCATGTCTGTAGTCGCATCTCCATCAGCACTTGGATAACAAGATTGAAATTGTAAATAAGGAACTTTCAAAGATTGACACAATGTCTGTAGGTTGTAAATATACCTAAGTGTTTTCTGTGTCCCTGCCTTTACATCCATTAACTTATGATGCCAAAACAATTCAGATATTTTATAAGCTTTATTTTTTTTAAAAACCTCTTTGTTATCTTTTCTGTTTTCAATATCATCCATCTTTCTTGCAGGCTTGAAACTTTCCCACTGATGTTGATACTGTAAATTTCTTGCATTAAAAATTTCAGCAAAGAAACTAACTCTATCAACCTCTGACCAACCAACAACTACCAATCCAATATTTTTTGTATTGACTATTTCATCAGTTACCTTGCTCCATATTGCTTCATTACCATCTCCACAGTTGCCAAGATTTACTAACTCCATGTCAAGTTTATCAGCAAGAAGTTCAGCCCAGATAGGAAATTGTTTTATATGAATTTTCATTGCATAGTTGTCAGTGTAACTGCAACCAGCAACTATAAGTTTTTTCTTAGAAAATAGCGACATTATATAATTTTGAAAACTCCTTAGCGTCTTCCCAAGTATTTACCATTGGTTTACCCTTTATATTTAGGGAGGTGTTCAGAAGCATTGGACAACCTGTTCGTTCATACCACTCTTCCAGAACTTGTCTTATTAAGGACGAACAATCTTTCTTGACCACCTGTACTCTTGCAGTGCCGTCAACATGTGTAACAGAACTGTAATCATGCTTTGCTTTTGCGACAAACTGCATATACTCATTCATTGGACCTTCAAAATATTCCTCTGCATACTCCTCTAGGATTGCAGGAGCAAAGGGACGGAACTTCTGTCGTTTCTTAATATCGTTCACAGTATCCTTGATGTCATATCGTGGATCACCAAGGAGTGAACGATTACCCAGTGATCGTGGGCCAAACTCTGCTCTACCAGTTGCAAAACCACACACTTTATTATCCAACAATTCTTGCACAACGTTGCTGATATTAACTGGATTTAAAATTGGAGTTCCAAGGTATGGACCTTCCCATTCTAATTTTTGTTTTCTTACCAATGCAGCTGCACCTAATGCACTTCCCGCATCACCCGGCGCAGGCATTATCCAAATATTCTTACCTTTAATTTTTGAGTTTGCAACACAGTTCAAAGCACACCCACCCATTATAACCAAGTTTTCATGTGGACACATCTCTACCAATTTAAGAAGTTCTCTCTCGTACAGGTCTTGTACGGACGCTGCGAGGTCTTCTGAACGTGCTTTTGGTAAAATGTCCATGCAACCTTTATGATTGTTTTCTAACATCTGATATTCTAAATTATGTATCGGCTCACCAAATGCAGCCATACCCATTGTGATATATTCATCTTCATTAGGTTTTAGACCAATACGTTGTGTGATTGCAGAATAGAGAAGTCCCAAAGAATATGGATACTTCCAAGATTTTATCTTTTTGAGTGTGTGGGTTTTCTGCCCCATATATCCATTTTCTACAGAACCCTTCCATATAGAAATAGTGTCCCACTCACCGATTGCATCTATAACTAGAACGTTACACTCATCAAATGGGGCAGTGTAGTAACCAGCAGCAGCGTGAGATTCATGATGACCAAAAGACACATCAAAGTTGGTGGTGATTTTTTTCCACCCCTGACCAGAATACAATCTTCTTAAATTTTTACGAAAGGGTTTTTCGTAATATGCAATTACATCAGGTTTGTATTTTTCTGTTTTGGGAAGTTGGTCAGAATGAATCCACTTATCATTCTTAACCCCACTAAACCTTTCGGCTTGAGAGGCAAATATTATTCTGTTGTTTCTTAAAACGCATACTGCTGCGTCATGAAACCCTTCTGATATTCCTAATATATTCATCCATAATAATCCACAATATATCTAAATATTTTCTTGGCTATATATTCTTTTTTATTCCACCGAAATTCAACAAGAGACATAGTTACTTTTTGCAATTTTAGATCATTTCTAACTGGACAAGGTAAGGCGACAAAAGACACTTTAAGTTCGTTATCATGTATTGTAAACCATATCTCATCTTTTATAAAATTAATATTACTTATACTAATACAATAACATGTTGAAGTTTTTTTGTCAAGTCTACATTTCACATTTTGTTTTATATATTTATTGTGTTCTGGTATAATTATATCATACACAGATTCATTAACAGAATACCAAGTTGGGTTTTTGTAAAATGGATGCCACAAATCTAAGTGATGAATATCAATGATACTGGTTTCTTTAGGCCGTTTTATTAAAAAAGATTTGTCAAAGTAAGTTCTCTCAGCCAAAAAATTCATAATATAAATCCTTTTTTAAAAGAAGGATGCGTATGCTTTAATAGCCTCCACAGGAGTTGTTGCCTTACGAATTTCAGTTTTGGCTTTTCTCTTCTTGCTGTTTTTAACAGCATCCTGTTCAAACATTTTTAATTTCATCTTAAATAAAACTTCTTTGTGTTCAGCTTTATCCAAATCAAAATCAAAAACAATATTCAAACTACCTTGACTTTCATCTTGGCTTTGACCAGCATCCAAACCATGACCGTACATGTTGTTCTGTGTGGCATAACGATGAAACGCATCTCTGAACTCTTGTCTTGTATTTTCATTTTTGTTTCGAGTACATTCATCAATTGCCTCATATGAGAACTCTTCCAACAATGCAGCAAGTCTAACGTCATTGTCAACAACACTAATATTATAAATGGTTGCTTCCATTTCGCCACCATTGGGTGTTACCCCATCAGCCTTAGTATGGAAACCATCATTTGGAACTTCATAGTTGTGTACAACACAAATGTTGTCTAGTGCAGCGCTGGTATAGTATGCTTCAATAATTCTACCTGTAAATGGAAACTTTGGTTCCCCATCTGCAAAATATGCCGCACTCTCTTTTCCTGTAAATGCCATTGTCTTCTCCTACCTCCTATTTAGGAACGGTGTGCCCGTAAATTATATAGAGCTATATTTTGAGCTGTACCATTCGGAAATTCTTGTGACCGATAATCATCAATGTTAACCTGTAACTGAGCATACTGACCAGAACCATCAAGCTTAGTGTTTGTCATTGTTGACCCACGAACACCACCATTGCCACTTGTTCCAACATTATAAGATATTTTGTGGCTGGAACTAGTAGAAGCAGTTTTTCTTAACCAGTTTCCTAATATAGTTCCTAAAGCACTTATAGAAAATTCTCTAAGATTATTATTTGAATCTATAAATAGTGGAGCTCTAGATGGAGTAACATCTACACCATCTCTTCTATGAAGAAAATAACTAGTTATTGTTGTTGGTTGATCAAGTGTTTCTGGAATACCAGCAGCAGAATATGCACCTGTGTTTGCTCGTGTATCAATAAATACGGCAGTAGATGAGACTTGTGTATAGTTTGTAGCAGCAGTAGCCGAAGTCGTGATAGTATACGTTCCACCAGTATCAGCTGATTCAGTTCCGTTGACCAAACTAATAATTGCTGGATGTAAAAAAGTATCTAGTACATCAGTCAACGTCATTGCTTTAATAGAATTAGAATTATTATCAAAATGTACAGGAAATGTTGTTCCAGTGTCATCGGTTTCACCTACACCACTTGTAACATATGCAAGATTAATTTTATCAAATGCAACTGTTACTGTGGTAGGTTCTGCTGTTCCAGATGCATACACGAATGCAGATGCAGATTGTGACGCCGCACCAGCCGCTGTTCTTGTATCTGCCATACCGTCTATAAGAGCACCACTACTAGAAACTTGTGTTAGAACAGCAGTAGGACTTGAAGCATATACAAAAATAGCTTTCTGTCTCCACTGATTAATCTCACCAGCTGTCATACGAGTTAAGGCACCAGAGCCATTATAATATAAAGGTTCTACGGATGCCATTATATTGCTCCCGGCGCAAACCCAGCGAGAGAGTTTAATAACCTACCACCAGAACTACGAATTTCAATTACATTCCTCTGCATACCACTATGTAGGAAGACTTCATCCTCCCCAATAATATCATCACCAACGTCTGTACTGGCAGCTGATCTATCCATGATAACATTGTCACCAGCGTCTGTGCCTGCAGCAGCTGTTTGATCCAAGACGATGAATACATCTTCACCTCTTCTTGCCAGAGGAGCATATGCTGTTGATGTCATCAACAAGCCAACGTTATGATTATGGGTTAATGCAATTTCACTATTTGCACCAAAGGTGATAACTGCCGAATCAGATAACATAAAGATATCATCACCGATTGAAAGATCAAGAGAAATACCAGCACCACCAGCAACTGTTAATGCACCAGTGGTCTTACTTGTAGAAGCTGTTGTTGCAGAGACGTTAATACCGGCACTTAATACTGGTATCTGATTCATAGTTACTACGCCATCAGAAGCAATCGCAATGGCATCCAAGTCACTAGCAGAACCAATAAGACCGCCATCTTTAATTACCAAGTCACCAGCAACTTGGAAGTCGCCAATTGAACTTAGTGTTGCTTTCGCAGTGGCACTAGAAGCAGCTGTTTCAGAAACACCAGTTGTGAATACGAGTTTTGTTTTGTTGACAGAGGCACTAAACGTGTCTTCTGCAATCGCATGAATACCAGCAGCAACCGTGGCACCGTCAGTACCATCTGAGTCACCAGCAGCAAACTCAATTGAAGCAATAACCTCATTCGCAATAACCGCATCCTCTTCAGATTTCAATTGTAATACAACTGGTAGGTTATCACCAGCAGTGTGGTGTTCTATCGTAAGACCAACATTATGAACATGAGCCAATGTGATTTCAGAGTTTACACCAAAAGCAATTTGGGCAGCATCACTTATCATTATAATGTCATCACCGATAACAGCATCCAAGACTACTGATAGACCACCATCTGTCTGTAGTGAACCATCTGTTGTACTTGTAGCAGCAGTGGTATCATCTGTTTTAATAATACCACTTGCAGTTACCGTACCAGTTACCGCTAGGGCCGAACCAGTAAAAGTTAAGTTTGCCTCACCGTTACCAGTGTTGGAACCTGTCGCAGTAATAACACGGTTGTTACCGTCATTATTCAAAGATAAACCATCAGATTGATTAGCAAAAGTTAAGTTTCCAGCACCATCAGTTGAAAGAAGTTGATCTGCATTACCATCAGCAACAGGCATTGTAAACTGAACACCACCAGCTGCTGGAACAAGAAAAAGAGAACCTAAGAGGTTGTCACTTGTTGCAGTCTGATAAGCAAATCTTGCATTAGCAGATGACTCATCAACATTTTCTCTAGTTAAGAATACAGAGTTGAAAAAACTTGACTCCTCAAGAATTATAAATTCTTCATTGTCATCAAATATTGGATTTACGATATGATCACTTGTACCTGTTTCGTATAGAAGAGCTTCACCAACATCTGATTGTATACCATCTACGGCAGTTGCAACACCGTCTAGAATAATTGCTGAACCAGCATCTGCACCATTGGCATCAGTACCACTAAGTAAGATAATATCATCAATATCTCTACCTTGTAGGGCGACAGTGCCTGTTTTATCTTGAAGTGTAATTGTTCTGTCAGCACTAGGATCAGTAATTGAAAGAGTTGTTTCAAAGGCATCAGTAGTTGCACCTTCAAAGACAAAGTTACCAGCAATTTGAAGAACAGGATTAACTATATGATCACTTGTTCCACTTTCGTATAGGAGAGCTTCACCAGCATCTACACCATCTGCACTTGCATTAAGGAGAAGTGCGCCAGCCTCATCTGTACCACTTCCATCAGAAGCATCCATAACAACAACATCATTGATATCCCGACCTTGCATTGCAAGTATGCCAGTTTTATTTTGGATTGTTACAGTTCTATCAGCAGTAGGATCAGTAATTTGAAGAGTGGTTTCAAAGTCATCAGCAGTTGTTCCTTCAAAAACAAGACTTCCACCAAAGGACAGTCCTTGAATATCACCCCTCAACGTATTAAATTGTTGACGAAATGTTTCTAAAGAGTCTCTAGTTGCGACTACTGCTGCGGTTATTGTTGCCATTATTCTTTACCCACCAATTGTTTCAAGAGAGATTTGATTTCGTGCATCTCACATTTAATATTATTTATCTCTCTTGTGGCAGACCTTAATGAATCTCTTTGTTCTTGAGCAGCATTTGCTCGGGAAACTGCTCTGTCGTATGCAACTGTATTTGTATTAACAATTGCATTAGAGTGTTTATCTCTAGAAAGGTCTAGATTTTCTTCTACTTTTATAAATTCTGTCATTTTATGTTGCCAATGCCATTGCCCTAAAGTCTTTAATTCTAGGAGGTTCAGCAGAATTAGTTGATTGCATAACAATTTTAATTGAGAACGAAATGAATGGGTCTAATGAAATTCCAAGACCATCATCAGTAACACCAGCGGTAAATAGATACTCTTGGAAATCATCTCTACCTAGTGATGGATTTGTAGTAGTGTCAGGAAGACCAGTATCGTTGAAGTATCTCCAACCCAACTCATCAAAATCACTCGCATCATCTGATCTTAAAATTTTATACATTACTTTAATTTCAGAATCAGTGTCTCTATTTCCTGAGAAGAATACTTTAAGAGCTGTTGCTGATTGAGCAAGTGAAGCCTTTCTTGTTATATAGATTGCAACGTTGTTGTCTCCATCTGGTTCAGTTGAATCAACATATTCAGATGTAGGATAAACATCAGCTGATGAATCAACGTTATTAATTCTATTTGATACAGCAAATCCTGACATTCTTGCTGTATCAATAACAGGAGAAATATTATTATTATTAGTGTTCAAAGTACAAGTAAGAGTTAACGATTTATTACCAGCAAGTTCATTTGTCTCATTTATTTGAGATGCAATCATATATGGAATATCATAATACACATTCTCATTCAAAGGCACAGACTCTGCATCTGAAAGTGTTGTCTTAATAAATGATGTTTGACTTCCAGCTGGACTTGTAGCAGTTGTTCCCTGTTTTACAGCCCTTATAGATGTACCTGTTAGCTGCATGTTTGATACATTAAATTGTGCAAGATCGTACAACATATTTTCTGTCGCATAAACTTCAGAACCACCATTTTGAGCCCGTGTTGTTCCTGTTCCATCGATGTATGCTTCAGTTGTTGTTGTAAACGTATAACTGTCAATTCCAATATTAGCAATAGCAGTTTGTGTTTCATTTGCACCTGCCTCAGAAGAAAATTCAGAATAATGATTAAGTTCTGTAAATGGAATTTTGTGTAACTGATACAATTCAACTGGAGCACCGGCAGGATGATAAATTCCACTTCCTACGTGGTTTGTGCCAAAGGCTCGACTAGCACCACTAATTGTATTACCACTAATTGATGAATATTGAATTGGTTCATTTTGTATTTTTATAAGCCAATTGTTATTTGCATCCCTAGAATATTTACCAGTGGTATCATTAAAATTTGTACCATCAGCCAAGACAATAGTTGTGTCTGTTCTATCAATCGCAGTGGCCAAGGTAGTCGTTGCACCAGATTTGATATCAAAAAATCTAACGTTATTATTGATTGTATTCATACCATGATTAGGATGCAAAACTTGAACAACCTTACTACCATCTTGGAATATCAAAGGATTTGTTTGAAGTTTAACAGCAGACTCAGCTCCACCCTTTTGTTCACCAAATCCTTGAGCAGGCGCAGTACCAAGAATAGTTCTGTCACCGCCTGGATTACCCATATCCCAATATCCTCTATCAGGAATTGGAAGTTGATCATTAACAAGAGGAACAACGCCGTCTAAATTTTTCAAAAATTCCGCTCTATATATTCTAAACTTAATATCTTCTGTAAGAGAAGGTGACCAAGTTCTATTATTATGTCCCTTAAACATAACACCAATTTCTGGTTGTTCTGAAACTGTTCTTTCTGCAAACAAAGCATTAGAACCAGAACTTGCAGTTCCACCTACTCCAGAAGCTGCCAGAGTAGATTGAATTTCAGTTTCGCCCATTCTTGCAATCCAGATTTTATGTGTCGGTACGTCAGCAAGAACACAAAAACAATATTCCAAAGAGGATTGTAAATAAACAGGCGAAGCAAATTTAAAGTTTGTAGCTTTCTGACCAGTTTCGTCAAGGATAAGTTCAGAACCAGATCGAATAGCCCTGCCAAAAGGCATAACTTTTGGGCCAGGATAACCATTTATAACATTTCTAATTTCTACAGTAACAGGAAATGTTTCATCTTTATCTCCAAAGAAAAGATCAATACTAGTAATAAAAGCACCGCCATCATTTTGTACTAAGAAAGTTTGTGCAAGAGGATCACCATCACCCGAATCGCCGCCATCACCGTCATCGCCATCATCTCCATCATCTCCGCCATCTCCACTTGCCGGCGCAGGATTTCTACTACCAACCGTAGATGTAGAAACATTATTAGAGAAAATTGATGTATCTTCGTTTGTTCTTGTTCTTTTTATTTCTGCATTTCTAGTTGCAATTATTGTTTCTTGTTCAGTCTCTAAAATGCCAGTAGCATAGTATATTGCTTCACCAGCTGTAATAGGATCAATAGATGTTATGTTTGTAGGACTTGCTGTAAGTCTAAATTGAAGTTCACCAGTTTTAAATTGAGGATTACCCGAAACTTTAGGATCAGGGAGATTAAATGTTCCCTTAATTCTACCTGCTGCACTTGTTATAAGTGCATCACCAAATATTAAACTAGAATCAGATGTAGAAAATCCTTCTTGTGGTTTAGTAAAAGCAGCAACATCCTGTCTATCAAAGAAAGGATAAACCTGTGTATTTGGTAAAAAACGGTTGCCTTCAAAGTTAATTATTTTTGGCCGGCAGAAAGGCAATAATGCCCGGGCAATAACTTTAGTTCCCTGAGATTCGTAATCAATTTTTTCAACAATATCAGTTTGAACTCCCTGTCTAGTCTGATCAGTACGAACTGTTTGTGTTGTTCGTTGAACTAAACTATTACCAGACCACCACTGAGAACTTGATGATTGTGTAGTGCCAGTCCATTGAGTTTGCCAGGCGTTCCATACAGTTCCAATCGCATCCTTATTTGATTCAAAGAATGTATCAAAGTTTCCTTCTTGATTAATAATTAGATCAGGGGCAATTTCTGTTTCAAACCAATCATCACTAAATGGATCAAGAGCGATATTGCCTGCCCAATGAGAAACAAGGACAGGAGTAACTCTCTCAAGTCTAGTTGCATATGGCTGTTCAACTTGAACAACTTCACTATATGGTAGAGTTATAAGATCACCTGTTTTCTGATAACCATGTCCAGCACGTTCTGCATCAGTTGTTGATTCTTCTATTAGATTAAAAGCTTTTGTCTTAGAAGCTGGGCGCAACTCATTTGCTTCCATATCAATAGAACACTTATAATCTTGATGTTTAACATCTCCAAGACGATGACCTTGAAAAGCATCAACAACAAATCCAGACTTAAATCTATTAAGTCCATTTGCATCAGTAATTTCAAAACTCTCAGCATCCCTTTCTAACAAAGACAGGTGAGTGTAATACTCTAAGTTCTGAATACGATCTTGAAGTTTACCAATGTCTCTCATTGTAAAACGTTGGTTCTTTTCTCTTCGTATAACAACATCCGTTGGTTTAAAGGTAAATGGTGGGATATATAATTCTGCAAGCTTCATTGTCGAACTTCTTAGTTCTGGTATTGCTGGATTTTCTGAAGAATCTCCTTCAGTTACAGTTAATTTTCCACCAAATTCTAGATCAATTACTGCTCTTTTTCCAATATAATATTCATAATCAGCTTGAACTAGAGAACCTGGCTTGAGGAAATTATTTGGAGATGAACCTGTACCATCATATTGACGATGGAAAAAATCAAATGAATAACCAGTAATAGCATCAGTATTTTCTATAGTTGAACTTGCTCCGGTAGCATCCTCAACACAAGGTCTGAAATCAAACACATTGTATAACGGATAATTGCCCGTAGGAGCAGGAGCATCAGGATCAACCTTAGTTGCAGTATATGTTGGAATATCAATGTAATCCATTTGATTAGCAATATCAGTATATGAATCAACAGTAAGAACATCACCAGCACTATGTTCAAGGTAATCAAAAACAATCAACAGCCTGCCTGTCGGTGCAGGCAGTCCAGACTTTCTCTGAATACGAGAGATATCATAATAGTTATCTCGTTGTCCAGTATCAAGTTGGTAATTAGTTGATATAACTGAATCGCCTTGTGTTGTAGCACTAACCGTTCCAGTTGTAGCAGAAGATTCAGCAAGAATTGTTTCATTAACAGAAAATTGTTTTGATGTTCCAGAGGTATATACAATCTGAAGTGGAGTTGTTGTGGTAATAATTCTTGCGGTAGCCTTACTAGATGCACCAGTGATCTTTTCGCCCCTAATCAATGTACCCGTAACCTCTCCAAGACTTACTGTCGGAGCAATTGCATCAGCATCAGAAGCACCAGATTCAAATACTGCCATAAGTCTAAACGCATCTGCTCGACCCAAGGAAATTTGTTTATCCGTTGGGCGTGTTCCAAATGCAGCTGTTGCGCCAGGGACAACTTTTATCTGTTTCATCAATTTAGTTGTTTTGGTTTTTTGAACAACTGAAGTTTTAGAAATGGTTGTCATAATTTTTAGTTTAGCACCTGTACCAAACTGAGCAGCATTTCCAATGGAAACAGTTCCTGTTCCACCACCAGAAAATCCTGTGGAGGCACTAACAATGTCACCAGCTTTAGCAGCACCTGATCCAGCAGTTAGAACTGAAATTGTAAAATCGGTTTCACTATGAGAAAGGAAAATTTCATTTGCACCAGCAGATAGTGTTACTACACCAGAAGAGTTTGTTGTAACAACAAACTGCCGGCGAATTGTAAACTGTGTATCACTTTCACCATTATTTGTAGCAGTCAACAAAGTTTTAACTGGACGTTTTGCAATATTAAATAGTGAAATATTCTTTTCTGAATCTTGTAACTTACAAATAAATCTGAATGAACCTGTACCACCAGTTGCAGCTGTCTGTAACGAAATTGGATCAGATTCTTCTTCTGTTAGAATATTATCTCCGTTATTAGTGAAGATATTATCTGTTCCATCCAAATCTAAGAATGAGGAAGCAGTTGTTACTGCACTAAGAGCAATGTCAGCCGTGAAGTCTTGTCCAGCATCTGCATCCTCACAAACTACCGACCTAGTTTGTTCAAAACCTTTGCTAAATACACTAAGAACAGTTAAGTCAGCATTACTAGAGTTTTCTATAATACCACCAGCTTCAGCTGAGTCAGATGAAACGAGAGTCTCTCCGACTTGGAAATTTCCTAGAACATTTGTAAGAGCAAGTGAAGCGCCTGTAGTTTCTTCACCAAATACAAAACCAGTAGCACCACTAGAACTACCTGTAATTTTATTACCACCATTTGATGCAACAGAAGTTAAAGTAGGACTTGGTGTTGCTGATAATGTTATTAAAGTAAAGGGACGAATATCAAAAAGAAAGAGTTTGTAGATAGCATCAGGTTGTCCAGCAGTACCACTATTATGTTGATAAGTTCTAACTCTTGCAACACCAATTTTAGTACCAACAGCTGATCCAGGCGTAACAATTGCTGTATCGTATAAAGATAACTGTTTGAAGGGAGTTGATTCACCAGAAACAAAAGATACGTCTGGTGTACCAAACATGTTTGTTACTGTAACAAAGTTACCAACATCAAATGCAGTACTACTTGCATTTACTGTTGAAAACTGTCTTGATTTAGCTAAATCAATTACAGTTGGTGAAATTTTTTCAATTTCAAAACCTTTAACATAAGCTTTACCAGAAGAAATTTGTAGAGCAAGTAAACTTTCATTAGCAACGTTACCACTATCCGTAAGTGTTCCGTTGGGATATACACCTTTATAATTTACTGGGCCAACACTAGAATCCACAGATTCTTTAATTTGAAATGTAAAAGGTCTAACTGTATAATTACCAGATTCATCAAATGTTCTTCTTGCAAGAGTTTCTTCTAAAACAGAATATTCTGTAGCTCTTGCAAATTTTATAATATTGCCTCTTTTAACTCTAATCAACTCAATGAAATTTTTATCATCTGTTGAAGCAACAGTAAGATTGGTTAAAGTCAAAGTAAATTTTAATCGATGAGCACCCTTTGCAGCAAAGTTAGATGATCCTGATGCATTATCCAACAACGAAGAATCCGCTTCAGGCGTTATAATTGATTCATCTATTTTCAAACCAATTCTGGCTTCATCATTGTATGCGTTATATTTGTTAATAATAATTGTTTGATCTAAAACTTGGGCAAAATGACCTCTAACAAAATACACACCAGCAGAAATGGATGCAATAGAACACTTGCCAGCAACAGGGCCTGTAGTACCTGTTGCTAATTCTTTTGACTTAATTGTTGTTTCAGAAGCTTCAGTTGTCAAAGAAGCCACATTAGCAGCAAATGTTGTTGATCCATGAGTAACTGAAACGGATGCACTAAGATTTTCGTTAATCACAAACTTATGAAAACCAGAAGCATCCAAAGCACTTATTCGAGATGCTTTATCTTTTTGCCTGGTGGGGAAACCTCCAACAGGAATAGCAGTAGGATTTGCTCCCTTCAAGTTACTAGAAATAAACTGTCCATAAAGTGTAACAGGGTCAGTTGTAGTTGCTGCTGTTGCAGCAATAACCATAAACGTTACACCAGATGTTGCACCCGTAAGAACAACTGGTTTATCTACATTTACATATTGAGTTGGATCAATAGTTTCTCCACTAAAAGTACTTTGAATTTTAATATATTTTGATGCATTATCGCCGGCGCTATAGTTAGCGGAGCCAGGAATAACAACAGTTCCATCTTTGAACATATGACTAAAGCCTTGTTCAATTTGGTTCTGAAGTACTGATTGAATTTGAGTTAATTCTCTTGCCTGAATAGCAAATCCAGGCCGAAATAATGTTCTAACAAAGTTATCATCTTTGTCAAAATCATCATAATACGGGGCAACGTTAAGGTCAGTAGATTGAGGCATATATTAAAACTCCACGATTACTTTAATGTCTTCGATCTGATCAGTAGACCTACTAATTGGTTTTCTATTTTCTAGATAAATTATATCACCACTGTCAGGTTGAAGCTCTGGATTTGCGTATCCATCTGCAAAGGTTAAAGTGTTTCCCCCTGCAAGAGTCACTGCACTATCAGCACTTGAATCTGGTGTTCCAACTGCACCAGAAGTTGCTCCCGTGATAACATTGGAACCACTAAATGCAACATATGCACCGCTTGTTCCATTGGTTCCATAGTCACCAAATCGTTCTTGTGCGTAATATAGAATTGAATTTGCACTATCCCACTCAACAACTCTACCAATTGCACCTGTAGTAGCTTGACTTATTTTTTCATCACCATCAAACGTACCAGCTTGTGATGTTAGTTTTGCTGCATAAGTCATTCTTGCAGTTGATATTGTTGCAACTGAACTTGTGCCATATGTAAAGGGATCGACTACAATTCCTAACTTACGGAAATCATTTTCTGTAGTAATGTCATCCCCTTCAGCTGCGGTCAATGTTGTTGCTAACATTACAAAGTGTCCACCAAGTTCTTCTGGGGCACTAAATCCATGACCACCTTTGGGTCCAACAATAATACTTACTGCACCACTAGAACCACCGATTGCTGCAGCAGAAGTTAATCCTGAGTCTGAAAAAGTGAAACCACTTGCAAGGTTTACTGTTCCAAATGTGTAACCTGCACCAGCAGAGTGAATTGTTGTATGTGTACCAGCAGTAAGACCAAAAACTTGAATTGCGTTATTTAAAACTGTAATTCGGACAATACCACCAGAGGCCGTCCCTGCACTTGTGCCGTCGCCATATATAGCGGCAAAATAAGTTCCGTTTGTGTATCCAGAACCAGCAGTGATAAGTAGTGAGTCAACTGAACCATCAACTGCTGCTGCACTTACCGTGGTATCAGTTGCAACTGGCATGAAGTCTGCTGTTAGAAAGTTATTGATTTGTCCAGCTGTAAGAGTATACATATATTGAAGAACATATCCACCAGAACTAAACGGAGAAGTTGTTGTACTAGTTGGTTCTGATCCACTATATGCTACACCACTGTTATTGTCAAGAATTTTATATACACGAAAATCAGTAGTTATAAAAAAGAATGTAGAGTCATATAAATTGGAGGCACCAGAAGTAGTAGTTACAGTAGAACTATATTCTGGCCGATACATGTCGTATGTATCACCATTAGAAAAATTTCTTCTTGGAATAACTCTCTGAATACTATTTGTAGCGATGCTTTTGGCAGCAACCATATCATCCCATGCAAAAAATTCATCAGTTGGTCCATCTACAGGAGTTGGGGGTGAAGAGTCAGACCCGCCACTTGTCCCTGATGTAAAGGGAGTGCTTTTACCTATGAAAAGGTAATAAACATTATTAGACGATTCAGTAAACGACTCTTCGAATTGAGTAGCGTTATGAAGTCTAAATTTTTCTGTGATAATAGCTGCCATTTCTCTTTTCCTATTTTATCTATTTATGACGCAACGCCGGCCCCAATAATTGTTTTTAGAGTACTACCACCAGAATTAACTATAAGAAGTGTAGATGAACTTTTCATCATCGTTCCTGTTAACACATTAGAAGCACCAGTAGTTAGGACTGTACCTGTTTCATTTCCAAATGTTATTGTTCTATCTGCTGTTGGGTCTGTAACTGTTAAGGTTGTTTCGTGTGCATCAGGTGTTGCACCTTCAAATACAATAGATGCCCCTGTAGAAGTAATCGTTCCGCAAGTCAAATTACCAGATGTAAATGTTCCTGTCGTTGTGAGGTTTTCGTTACCAAAACTGATAGCACCAGAAGTATCTGTTATTGATCCAGCTGCAAGAACAAGAGTTCCACCTTTTAAAGTTGTACCATTTACCGTAGTTGTCGCAAGAGTCGTGATAGTAGCAGAAGTTTGTGTCCCTGCAACAACCCCACTGATATTAGGAGCAGTTAATGATAAGACAGA